TTCTGCTAGTTCGTCAGCCCATTGTTTATATTCAGGTAAGAATATTCTACCTGACTCAAACAAAGGTGTAATAGCATTAAGCCTTGATGTTTTATCTTTATCTGGCATATATTCTAATACAGGTAGACCAGCCCTCCTCATATCTTGTATTAGAGACTGCCCTGAAGCTTTCTTTTCTACTAAGCATACATCAGGTCTGTGTGTTCTAAATTGTTCTTGTGCAATACGTCTTAGATCAGGATACTCATACCTTCCACGCTTACTGCCTAAAAGGATCATATTTGCTACTACCTGCTCTACTCCTGTATCTATATCTTCATTTACTGAATGAAAAATACCCCAAGTTTGTATGACACTGTAATCAGCAGTATTACTGGTAGAAAAGGCTGTATCATAAGTTTGTAAAACAAATTCACAATGGGGTGGTTCATCTTCATCCCACCACTCAATCCAATCCTTCTTTACAATACCACCTTCATCAGGTGTTGGGTTTTGCATGTAAAGACTGTCCCAATACTTTGATCCATTGGTTGATCTGATCTCTAATTCATCTAGCCGTAAGACAGCATCTGTCTTCCACTCAGGGAAATAGCTGCTACCTACTGGTAGACCAAGTAAGTCAGAGGTAGGCTCGTCAACCCACGCAGGGATTGAAATAACATGCCAGCGTTCTGAAGGCTTTAGGTCCATCTTTTCTTCTTGTTTCAATAACCAACCACATAGGTCGTCATAGTGATATCTGGTGTTAATGATAATAATTCTACCATTGGGCATTAAACGTGTGCGTAGTCCTGACGGCCACCACTCCTTGATGTATCTCCTACCTGCATTAGAGATTGCATCTTCTTCTGACATTGCATCATCCAATATGGCAATGTGTGCACCTCGTCCTGCAATCTGACTACGTACACCAGCAGCATAATAAGAACCACCACCACTGGTCTTCCACTTACCTGCTGCTCTTACATCTTGTCTAAGTAGTACTCCATTGAACACCTTTTGAAATGAGTCTTCACTGACTATATCTCTTACTGATCTACCAAAGTCACTAGCTAGTTGGTCAGAGTGACTAATAGACATGATTTCATGGTTGTCATGTTTACCAATATACCAAGCAGGAAAGAGCTTAGAACAAATAACTGACTTAGAAGAACGAGGTGGTAGAAAGACCATCAAGCGTTTAATTTCACCTGATTCTACCTTTTGTAATTTTTCTGATATCAGTTCAATATGCTTACCCATAACGAAGTCGGAGACAAGAAGTGGAGCAAACCTCTTAACGAAAGACAAAAAGTCCTCATTGCATTTTCTATCTACTAGGTCTTTTAGCCTATCTCTTACAGACATCAAGACATTGAAGTTTATTTCCTCATGTTGTTGTTGTTGTTCATCTACTTCTCTAAGCACTGATACCATTATCTTACCTTTTTATTTTCTCTTAGATGCTGCAAATTATTTTTTTTTATTTTATCATACTCCTCTTGTGGAGACAACGAAAATATGATACCCTATCTTTAGATTAGGCAGAAGAGATTATAATATAGTTATATATAGTAGTATATAATAAAATATATAATAGTATATAGTAGTATATAGATAGAGATGAGCAAGCCTAGTTAATTTTATATATTTTATACCCCCCACCCCTGCCCTAAATAAACATAAGGGGGGTGTTTCTGTGATAAATATGTCACACTTATTCTATATTTTACCCCCCTGATGAGCAAACCTTTTTATTTTTGGTCTATATATGTGTGGTGTATATATATATAATACGCAACGGTGCAGTTTTTTTGGGTGGGGGTTGCATTGTGCAGTGCAACATTATGACCGTTTTTTGTGCAGTGCAGCATGGTTTATTGTGCAGTGCAACATTATGACCGTTTTTTGTGCAGTGCAACATACTATCCAGTCAGTATTGTGCAGTGCAACATACTATCCAGTCAGTCAGTATTATGTAGCCCGTCCTTATTGTTATAATATAACATCCCCTCCCCCGCCCCTGTCATATCGGTTTGTTGTTATATTATAACATTCCAAGAGGCAACCCGGCGCAATTCCGCCATTGTCGCGAATGTCCCATGGTGAAACCGGAAAGGTTATATATACCTTATAATGGCAAAATGATGAAGTTATAAGAATTCTTAAAACTTTCGAAAGGGTGGTAATTAGTTCTTGTAATACGATCTAACTTCGAGTAGGTTATCAGTTCGTTGTTCAATTCCGAACGGCGAGACACATCGGAGACATACCAAAATGACGATATCGATTGAAACGATCCAGCCCCTTAATACTTTCTTCAAAACGCAAGAAACAAACGCGCAAACGCGGTTTGATAAATCATTCGAAAATTGGCGTAAGCTTGGAGAGATTATCGCGGAAGTGATCGCCATAACAGGCGGAAAGAATTGGTCCGATAAAGCAGTACAAAAATCAGTAGACGAGGGAAAGCTTGATAATTCCGCTCTTACGTTGTTGGCGAACCTTACTGATACACAATCGCGGAATATCCTACGCTCTAACTGCTTATGGCTTGCCCAAAATATTAAGGATGCCGAAACCGTCATCTCACAACGTAAGTCTAAGAAGAAGAAAAACACAAGCTTGGAAAGCTTGCGTAAACAGGTTGCGGAGTGGAAAAAAGAGTGTGAACGTGCGGAACGTATTAAAAACCCCCCCGCACCGGGCGAAGGCGAAGGCGAAGTAGAAAACGCTCCAGCGGAACAAATAGCAGCGCCAGAAACCACGCCACCAACTGAGGAAGATTTTGTAAAAGCAATGGCGGGTCTAATCTTAGGTGCGAGGGAAATGGGATTCGACGCTGTCGGGATAATGAAATCAGGCGTTAAGCTTGCCAATAAAAACGCTGCCGACGTGATCATTCCCGCACCGATGGCGGAAGTACTCGCCGCGTAACTTCTAAGAATTCTTAGAACTTTAAAGCCCTGCAAGGTTCGCGCCTTGTGGGGCTTTTTTGTGTCTCATGGTCATCCCACTATGACCGTAAGCCTATGAGCCTATGAGCCTATGAGCCTATGAGCCTATGAGCCTATGAGCCTATGGTCATTATGACCGTAAGCCTATGAGCCTATGAGCCTATGAGCCTATGGTCATTATGACCGTAAATAGGTGGTAGATTCTTTCCCACTAACTGCATCAAATAGGTGGGCAAGATGCTTGCTATAGGTGGGAATAACAAAGTATAATATAAACTAAGAAATGAGATGAGAGAGACACACCGACCACCACCCAGCGAACTTATAAGAATTCTTATAACTTCAAGGATCGAGAGAAGAAAATGAAAAGCAAGCCTTACTATAAAGAATTCGATGCTTACTCATTACAGCGTGTTCGTTCTTCTTGGGAAGACATGACGACAACGCCTGATGATAAAGCAATCGACACGATGCGGCGGGATCATATTCATTCTGTGAACCTCGCAACGTATGTAGCAGACGAACGCGCCGTATTCTTTGCCAACCAAGAAATGTTCGACATTATTGATAACTTGAAACTGTGAAGCAAACTTATAAGAATTCTTATAACTTCCTGTTCAACCAGCATAAGGAAATAAAATGATTAACCCACACGAAGAAGTAAATTACTGGCAAGCTGATCAGATTGCTGAATGTCTGTCCGTATCGGAAGATACATATGGGGAATTGTGGAATAAATGTGTACCGCTGTATGACGGTAAATATAGAGGCGAAGTACCGGGTGAAGTCTGCTATGACCTAGTTAGTACTGGCGGATGGGATTTGTTAAGTGATGAGGCTAAAGCTGACGTTAATGATGCAATATCTACTTGGGATAGTGAAGCTGAATTCTTTGGAGGATAAATAAAATGGCTGACAATTTAATATCACATGCTAGAGATGTTGATCTCACACGATTTAGTGGTGGTGAAGTAAGAGGTACTTGCATACAAATCAGCACACCTATGTGTGAGGATTCTAAGAACACACCAGAACACCTATGTGTGAGGATTCTAAGAACACACCAGACTCTCTTTTACGCAAAGATATTATACAACTTACAAAAGCACAGGCAGCGGCATTGGCTGCTGATTTGCTAGACTTTGCACAAAATAGAGAAACAATAGATTTCGGATAAGAGGTAGAATAAAATGACACCTAAGAAAATGAAAAAGTTAAAAGATAAATGGCGGGAAATTATTAACAATCCTCCAATGGGTAAAACATTACCCAAAGGTTTCTCTGATTTACCTTTTATCCCTCACCCAAATCTTGCTGATAAATTTATTGGTAATGATGCCGTGACTAAAGAGGAATTGTTGAGGAAACTTAAAGAGCGAAGGTGGGAAATTTTGGATACGGACAATCGATCCAATGAGCCTTTTCGATCAGAAGCTGAACAAATTCTTGCAGCAGTCGTAAGAATTGAGGGTAAATAAAATGAAAACGACAATAGACTACAGCGACAAAACAGAGCGTGAGGCAATATCAGATGTATTGTTTTACATTGGATTCAATCACTTTAAAAAAGTGGTGCGTGAGATTAGTAAATACACTGATAACGAGGAAACACGTAAAAGTTTTATGATTGGTTTGGAGTTCGCAGGGGTACAAGGTTATCCCGCAAAGGCTATGCTGAATCGTTATCTCAAAGGTGAAATAAAATGACTATAAATAAACGGGCTATCAAAGTTTTAGAAGCTAAGTTTGACTTCGAGATGGGACAATTAGAAGCTGCCGTAAATGTAAGGTATGAAGAGTCAATAAATTACTGGGCAAATAAAGCGATGGAAACTACAATAGAAATCCATGAATTGGAAACAGTAAAATGACAGATGATCCTAATACATCTATAGCACGTCGTCGCATTAAGATATGGAAAAACCATAACAAACTACAGAAGATTGCAGGTCTGGAAACCTGCGACTACTACACCTTCAAGCGATACGTCTTTAATAATGAACTATCTCAAGTAGCTATACTTATACGAGCAGCAGAGATGGTACAGGTAATCCGTAAAAAGAGGTATGCACAATGAAAACCTATAGAGTATCATGGCGAAAAGGTAGGCGTATCGGTGCAATTGGTATCGACTATCCCGATAGTGTAACAGTGCAAGCCAATAGCCCTTGGGAGGCACATATGAAAGCATACGATACACATGAACATCTAATGTTTGTAACTGTAACAGAATTGGAAACAGTATAATGATTTATGATCTGTCGAAGCTGGACGGTACTATTCACGCACGTATTATCCTGTCACCTAAATATACTGAATGGTTCAGTAATTACCCCGACAAGTTGCTAGGTATAGATACTAACGCCAAGACAATCAAAGGCGTTAAGTATAATATCGAAACGGCTATTCTATATCTATCACCGGGTACAAAGTCAGGTTGTAATCTATGCCCTATGTCTCGCATTGCAATGTGCGAAGAACCTTGTCTAGATGAAGCTGGCAGGGGTGCTATGGGTACAGTTCAGATGTCCAGACTTCGCAAGACGCTGTACCTGCTACAGTACCCTGAATTATTTTATGCTCAACTTAAACGTGAGATAGAAAAACACTGTAAACACGCATTGAAGAAAGGTTTTATACCTGCAATACGTCTCAATGGTACGTCAGATTGGCGTTGGGAGAACTACATCTGGGATTTCATGGTGGATATGCATACCACATATGGTGCTAAGTTCTACGATTACACTAAGATTGTAAACCGTGTTATTCCTGATGCAGATGTCTATGATCTAACCTTTAGCTATTCAGGTGTTGAGGCATTCAAGCCTTTCGTATTGAAGGCACTCGAACAAAAGTTGCGTATGGCTGTAGTGTTTCGCACGAGAGAAAGCATCCCTTCAGAGTTCATGGGGATGGAATGTATAGACGGTGACGATAGCGATGTTAGGTTCATTGAGCCACACGCTGTAGTTGCAGCGTTATATGCCAAGGGTAAAGCTAAACGTGATACTAGTGGTTTTGTAGTAGACTGATAACTTATAGGAATTCCTATAACTTTTATATAACAAGGAAGATAATTATGACTATGAATGTAGAGAATATCAAATACATCGGTGGACGTAACAAGTGCCGTGACGAAGAACTGGATCGCAAGATTTGGGATATTATTCCTCATGGAGATATTACTCATATGGAAAATAATGTAATATTGAAGATGGCTAAACGTAGGAAGAAAATTTATGGTGGTCTTTTGAGAGAAAACCAGCACATCTGTTGGCATCTTGTGCTACAACTTGTTATTAAACAACGCCTAAAGTTAGGCTATTCGCCTCTGATTATTAAGAATAATAAACCCCTCTCGGAAAAGAAAGTAGCTTAGACATGGATTGGTCTGACGTAACAAATGCTGAACAAGTTATAGAGATGTATATATCTATGGGATATAACATTGAAGAAGCTAAAAAAATAGCAGAAGAAATATTTGAGGAGGTAGGAGAGTAATGTTATTTGCATCTATGGAATTTAAGCAGAAAGCTTTTGACCTTTATGCAAACGGTCATAGCTGTTCTAAAATAGCACAACTATTGACAGATGAGCATGAAAAAATAACAGGTCGTCCACTAACTAAAAACTCCATCATTGGATGGCGTAGTAGGTGTGGAAATAAACGACCAATCAAGAATAAAGTAGACTTCAATGAGT